AACCGAGTTTATCATAGAGGCCCGCTACTAAAAATGTAGCGGGCCTTCTTATTTATAATATGGAAATTAAGTCTTACATTGAAGAAAAATTAAAAAAGCATTTACCTTCCCAGGTGTTTTTGGATCGTATGCGTGTCATAGATGAGGATTCTAGGCAGAGTTTTGCATACAACGATCATACCTATGTGCCTTTTTACTATTGGTTAGGCACGATTTTAAATACTCAGACTATGATAGAGGTGGGACTGAGGCTAGGTTTGCTGAGTGGTAATTTTCTCAAATCCTGTAAATCGGTTAATAAGTTCTTTGCCATACAAGAGGTGTGCAGTGGCGAGTATTACTCAAGCAGACTGGCAAAAGCAAATATTAAAGACAATTACAAGGGTGATTTTTACTTTTACGCAGGAAACATAGATGATGATATCGCGGTCACTAACTTGAGAGCTATGGAGTTTGACCTAGCGATTATAAATGAAGAAACGAGCTACGACAGGCACAGATTGTATTTTGATTTGATATGGCCACAAATGTCGGCAGATGGTTTGATAGTGGTGGAATATGCTGATAAACATAAACCTTCTTCATTGGCATTAAAAGACTTCTGCATAAGTGTTAATCTAGAGCCTATATATATTAACACCACTTATGGTGTGGCTTTAATTAGAAAGGTTAAACATGGGTTATGAAATTATTTACTCCTTCCACCCGAAGGATGAGGAAGGTAGTTACAAGAAAGATGAAGTTAAGGAGTTGAAAAAGAAGCTTGGTGAGCCATTTGAAGATGTTGCACTGGAAAAACTAGCTTCAACTATCATGTCACAGCTTGCTAGGCGTGATATTTGGATATTTGATGTTAAAATCTACGAACTAGTGAAAAGAGAAATTAGTTTCCGTGAAACTAAAGGTGGCATTGTCATCAAAAACAAAAAATTCTTACTAGATGGCGAGATGAATATCGTGGTTCAGGAGATGGATGAGGTTGTTACTAAGCATCAGAATGGTTTGGTCAATATTACTGCTCAACCTGTAAACGGTGGCATGATTAATTTGGCAGGGCCACAAAGACCGCAAAGGCCGATTAAGTGGGTGGCACTTGATCCTGATTTGCCCAATTTAGATAAAGTAAAAGGTTCTGGTCTGGCATTTACCCCAGATAAGAGATATCCAGTTTTCTCTGAAAGTGTTCATCCCAAGAAGTTTGGTGTCATGGTGTATGTAATGATGGATGATAATAAGCGTGAGGTTACGGTGGAAGATACTTATTTCTTGAATGCTGACCAAATCCTGCAACAAGGATTCGTTTCAAGCGTGGACAAGGAAGTAGGTTCACCAAGGCTACAGTTCGATGATGCTTACAAAGATGTTATTCCAGATATCAGGGGGCGAAAATGAAAGCTAGAATCAAATTCGAGAAGAGAAAAGAACGGGAAAGGGCCGTCAGAAAGAAGGTTCTGGCCAGAAGGCAGAGAATGCGTGCTGAAGTCAAGGAAATCAAGAAACTCCAACGTGAGGAAGAACTTGCGACGACCAAAATATCTCCAGAATTGAGTAATTTGCTGGCCGATCAGAAAAAAATAGAAAATAAGTAATTTTGATTTAATATCATTGACACTTTCTCCGATCTATCTTATAACAGGACTCACTGAAACTAAATGTTAGTAACAGTTGAGTGCTGTAGCACAAATGAATAACTTTATTTTACAGGAGAAAGAACAATGTCTGGAAACTACGAAGCAGTAAACCTAGCTGAGATTTTTGAAGAAGCCGAGCGTTTTGACGCTGCTGGTGAAGGGAATGATGAATTTCTCAGTAATTTTGTCAGAATGCCCGAAAAGGAAGGGTTTGTAATAGTAAGACTATTGCCACCAGCCAAGGGTAAGAAGTTCTTCTGTGCAACTCGCACACATCGTCTTGATAAGAAGAACTTGCACTGCCCAAGAAACTTGGAAAATATTCAGGGCAAAAAGCGATGGGTTGATTGCAATCCAAAAGACCCATGCCCAATTTGCAAGTTCTATAATGGACTATGGCGTGAGTCGGAAGAAGCTTCTGCTGAAGAAGCAGCGGCATTGCAGAACGACGCCCGTAAAATCAAGCCTATCGAACGTTACTACTACAATTGTATCGTTCGTCATCAGGTGAATAAGAAGGGCGAAGTTGAGAAGAACGTTGGCCCGAAAATCCTCTCTATTGGCAAGACTCTCCATGAGAGAATTGTCAGAGCTATCACTGGTGACGCCAAGAACGAAGAGAAGGGCTTGGGCGACGTTTCTGATCTGAAGGTCGGACGTGATTTCAAGATCGTTAAGAAGCTGAGAGGTCAAGGTAAGGAACAGTATCCTTACTACGAGGATTCCAAGTTCCAAGAACCAACACCGCTTGGTGATAAGGATCAGATTGAAACCTGGCTTGGCCAGATGCATGATCTGTCTTCGTTAAGGGTGCTTAAGACCAGTGCAGAGCTTGATATCGAATTGCAGAAGTACAACAAGGTCATTCCAGATGACGATGCTGAGACTTCTTTCGATATGAATAAGTATCGCAGGAAACCAGAGAGTCTTGAAGCTCAGGTTGAACAGGCAAAGACTGAGAGTAAACCAAAGGTTGCTCCTCCAATTGCAATCATGCCTGCCGCTAAGGACGAAGTTCTTGACGGTGCCGACTTTTTCGATGAACTTAGAAAAGTAGAAGGCAAGTAATCCAATCGTAAGACCCGCAACCTTTTAAAAGGTTGCGGGTCTTATTCTTAAACTATTTCTAATACAAAGGAGCAACATATGGCTAAAAAGAAAGCCAGCGAAGACAATATTTTTAATTTTATTGCGTCAGAACTTGATGGTGATGTATTGGCAGATGCCGCCCCTGTTACATACTTTTTAGATACAGGTAATCTAGCATTTAATTGGGTTCTAAGTGGTAAATTCATGGGTGGTGGAATTCCTGGTGGTAAGATCACGGAATTCTTTGGACCAGAAGCTTCTGGTAAATCATATTGGGGTGCCAACATAGCGAGAGGCACACAAGCAATTGGTGGTATTCCCGTCTATTTAGACTGTGAAAATTCTTTAAATAATGACTTCGTTGTAAAAACAAGTCATATTGATCTAAAGAGAATTGTTAGATTCGATCCTTCTAAGGGGGCTGATTGTCTGGAAGGTGTATTCAATAAGATTTACACTGTAATTAAGAAGGTTCGTGATGCAGGTGATGATAGACCTATCGTTTTCATATATGACAGTATTGCTTCATCCCCTTGTGCTAGAGAATTGAGAGAAACGGAAGTCGATACGGACAAATGCACCAAGGAAGAATATAAATCAGTTGTTGGTGGTAAAGAGCAACCAGGCGAGCGAGCTAAGATTTGCAGTAAGGAATTCAGGAAGCTTGGCTCAGTTCTTGAGAAAGCTAACGCAACGCTACTTGTTCTCAATCAAACAAGAATGAAAATCGGCGTTATGTATGGCAACCCAGAAACAACCGCAGGTGGTGGTGAATCCTTAAAGTTCTATGCTTCCTGTCGTGTTAGAACCTCCATCCAAAAGAAGATTGAGAATTCAAAACTCAAAACTTCAATTGGCATTAACTTGAAGGTTACTAATAAGAAGAATCGTTGTTGTTCTCCGTTCCGCGAAGCAGAAGGCGTCCATTTGTATTGGAATGATGGAGTGAATCCGTTGAGTGGACTGCTTACCTGTTTGATTCAGGATGAAAGAATTGATAAGGCTGGCAATGGTGTTTACATTGTGAAAGAGCCTTGGGCTGGTGGTCAGGAAATTAAGTTCAGAGCATCAAAGGCTAAGAATGAAATTGAGGCAGATGTTCTGTACAAGTGCCCAGCTTTAATTGATGCTCCTGATGAACAGACAGTAAGAGATTATTTCGATATCTTCGGTGCTGCTATTAAGCAGGGCAACAACACGGAGAATGAAGAAAAGGATGCATCGAGCGATGAATCTAGTGATGATGATTACGGAGACTAAACAGTAATTAACACCTGCCGTTTCAAGCGGCAGGTGTTAATTTGTATTTTCCACCACCAACTTTAACAAAAACGAAACCTTGCTGCTCTAATTCCTGTCTAGTTTTTTTGAAATGATTGCATAAACATGCTGTCGTGATTTTGTATTTCTTGTACTTCTTGGATAAATCTTTCAAAGATACAACTTTACCCTTGATGAGATTCCTTTTGATGGTGTTCTTAATACATTTTGCTCTTTTCAATACGGTATGTCTGCTTTCTTTTGGTTTGAGTTTAACTTCTATGATTTCATATTCTGTTTGGTTTTGTGACCTTTTTTCACAAAGGGCTGGGGCTAACTCTTCTAGTTCTAGGATTTCTTTCTCATTTGATATGTGAACGATGGAAATTTCAGCGTTGAACGCTTTGGAAAATTCAATAAGCTGTGGCAGATTCTTTTCGTGAGTAAACAACTTTTTGCGATCATTGGTACGGATCATCAGGCATTGTTTCATAATATTTGTCTCTTGCGGGATTTTAAATTATTATATACAATACGATGGTACGGGTCAAGAGATTATGAAATCTAATTTTTTTTATTACAGACCTTTTGGCATAGAAGCAGAATTAAACGCATTTGATGGTATTGCGGAGACTAAGCGTAGTGCCTCCCCTAAAGGCATTCATGATGTAGCAAATTTAATTTCATCCGTTCTTGGAGAATATGTTGAGGTGAGGGGTCATGGCAGCACGCATTGGCATAGGAAGCTTGGTCATTGGGTGTTGAAGCCTGATAACAGTTGTGGCATAGAAGTTTGTTCACCTGTTTCACAAGGTTGGTTGGGACTTAAGAACATCATCAGAGTGATTGATTCTTTTGGTGAGATTTCTGTCGATAATAGATGTTCTTTTCATGTGCATATTAATGCTGCGGATTTAAGTAAAAAACAGATTGCTAATGTGTTGAGGTGGTGGATTAAGTGTGAGCCTGTGTTTTTCGATAGTGTGCCAGATAACAGGAAAAATAGCAAGTTTTGTCAGTTTTTTGGATTATTTGCGTGGGAAGTAGCACCTATTTCTGACCAGGAATTAATAGATGTTTTTGGATTTGAAAAGTATCTTAGTGCAAATACATATCATTTAGTGTCTGGGGATTTAGAGACTTTAGAGTTTAGGATTGGCGAACATGAGTTGTGTAGGAACGCTTTTTTTGCTAAAAATTGGATTAGGTTATTGATACATTTCTTTGAAGTTGCTAAAGATATTGAACCTGATAATTTGAGTTGGTTAGACTTGGCTGATGTTATTGCCTTTTTAGGGCTTAATGGTGATTTGTCTGCGGGAATGGAGCAAATCAGGGATTGGTTCTTGGCTAGAATTTATTATAATCACAAATCCCAAATTGATGAATTTTTTAAATATATGAGAATTATAACTAACAAACAGGTCAATGAATTAATCAACAAGTTTGAAATTGAACCACAAGAGGCATTACATCCAACATTACTTAATGAGGCATTGTATGGCAAAATTTATTCCTCTTAACTAAATAATTGTAGGGGCCATATGTTAATTGAAAATAAGAGTCTTGCACAAAATGTAAAAGAAATGAAGTCTTTTGGCAAATTTTTAATGCCTTATAACTTCCCAAAAGTACCGCCAGAAGATGAAGATGATATTGGTTTTATAAAAAGTCGGGAAATGACAGTTGATGGATATAGTGTTGTTGTATATTACAACAAAGCCGACTGGACTGAGCATTATTTGGAAATTTTACAGATTACGGGACGACACACACCATTTCTGCCTTTCTCTCTAGTTTGCAAAATAGGCAAGAGTTTTCTTGGTGATAGAGAACTTTCTTATGTGGACTTTATAAAGGAAAGTCGGAAGGTTTACTGTTGGACGGTTGTGTTAGATTTGAATGATTCCCCTATACCGAACCCTTATAAAGTCGATGTTTCAGACTGCTCTTATGAGGGATTTTGTTACAGATGTTTAAATCCAGCAAAAGTAAACTTCTACTAAAAATTTTGAATTACCAAGTTTATTAAGGCTATATACTTCACAGTTCAAATCTATTTGTGAGGAAATAGTCATGTTAAACAACAAAATTCAAGCATTATTAATCAATCACCTTCAGAGATATGGAAATCTGAAATTGTTATTACCAGATGGAATTGTTTTGGAGATAGGCACAAATCAGATAGGTGTTAATGGTGAATTGGTGAATGTCAACAATTACTGCTGGGTCACAGCAGAAAAAGAAGACAAAATGGCTATTCTTGATTCTTACAACCTTGGCCTCAGATTCAACGATGATACTAAACTGATAGTATTCGAGGATACCGTCATTGATGACAATGGCGATAAAATAAGAAGACTAGACGTGGTGTAACTTTTTTGATATAGTGTTTGTTACCTTCGAAATGTACCAGAAATAGAAGCAATTAATATGTTTTAGTTGGTTTGGTGCATTAGCGTGTCTAATTATTAAGGAGCGAGTAATGAAGAAGGTTGATACGTCGATAAAGGACTATGTTTCTAAATTGTCCTTCGACAATCTCAAGTATTTGGCGGAACGGTTTAACAACAGAATCGGTTCTGATCTTTCAGAATGTACGGATTTCATATCCAAGAATTCTGATATGGATAGGCTCTTGGGTGCTGCGAAGAATGGCGAGGAATTCTTTGCTGTACTAGATGCTGTGGCGGCGGCTATTGATCGGGAGTTTTCGAGGCGTGTTCCAGACTCGGTTTCACATGGATAATCACGAACTTAAGTATTCGCCCACTTATGAAGTAACCTTCTGTATTGGAAGCAGAGAGGGTTATAATGGACCAGCTTTCACAAGGGAAGACTTACTGAATCAAATCAATAAATTCCAGTATGAATTCCCTAAGTCCATGCCTGTGAAAGTGAGTGATACTGTAACATTCACGATGAAGGATTATCGTGAAGATGGTTGGGAAGTGTCTGCTATTACATACCCAAATAGTCCTGCTTCTTATTTAGATGTTGATAGTTTTATGAGCAAGTTAGCAGAAAACTTGTTGTATCATTTCAAACAAAATCGTATAACCGTAAGATATTTGCATGGTAATGGAGCAACGGTCATGTTTGAAATGAAAACCGCAGAAAAAACACATCGTAAATAAAGTATTTTAAGACTAGACCTAGTACAATACTAGGTCTAGTCTTTTATTGAGGAGTATAATATGCCACCAGTAGTTAAAGTGGGTGATCGCAATGACTTGGTTGACTCCAGCACATTCCCACATGCTAAATTTCCTTTTGAAAAGTTTAATCCAGTTCAAAGCAGAATTCTAGAATATTATGATAAAGACAATAACATCTTGATTGCTTCCAATACTTCCTCTGGCAAGACTGTAATTGCAGAGATGGTGCTTTCGCATGAAGTGCGTGTTAGGAAGGGTAAAGGTTTGTATCTTGTGCCATTAAAGGCATTGGCACAAGAAAAACTGGATGATTGGCAAGATGAGAATCATCATTTTGGAGATTTAAAAATCTCAGTTTGTACTGGTGACTATCGTTTAACTGCTGAACGTAAGAAGGAATTGGAAGCTGCCGACTTGATAGTTATGAGCTACGAAATGTTTAATTCCAGGGTAAGAAACCTTGGTTCAGAACGTAGTGAATTCTTGATGAAGGTTGGCACACTTGTAGCAGATGAAGTGCATTTATTGACGGTTCCAAATCGTGGGGACCATCTTGAAGCTGGCATGATGCGGTTTACGGAAATCAACAAGAATTGCCGACTCGTATTCCTGTCTGCAACAATGCCGAATGTTGATGAACTTGCTGACTGGACAAGTTTCATCCTGAACAACAAGCACACTGTTTTGTTAAAATCCACTTATAGGCCATGCCCTCTCAATTTGCATTATGAAAAGTATTGGGATGGTGAGCGTTCATATGATGATAACGAAAAACAAAAAGTTAATATGGCACTGGAGATAGTAGAATACTACCCAGATGATAAGTTTTTGATATTTTCTCATACCAAGAAGACTTGTGCTTTAATGAAAGAAGCTCTGACTGGAGCGGGCATTAAATGCGAAGTTCACAATGCTGACTTAGATAAAGCTAAAAGGAATAAAGTAGAAAAAGACTTTAAAACTAAAAAGGATTTGCGTGTTATAGTGGCTACTAGCACGTTGGCGTGGGGGCTTAATCTACCAGCCAGAAGAGTAATCATTCTCGGTGTTCATCGTGGTTTAGATGAAGTGGCTACTTACGATATATGGCAAATGTTTGGCCGTGCGGGTCGTCCAGCGTTCGATCCTGTTGGCGATGCATATGTGTTGCTGCCAGAGAAGACTTATGATATGCATAAGGAAAGGATCAAGAAGCCGCAATTGATTCAATCCCAGATGTTGGCTGCAATGGGTGAACATCACAAGGTTCTTGCATTCCATTTAGTAAGTGAAATACATCAAGAAACTATCAAAAATAGGGAAGATGTTCATCATTGGTATAAGAGAAGCTTAGCTTGTTTCCAAGCTCATGAATTAGATGAAAGTATTGTTGACCATACTATGGACTTGTTAAAGAAGTGTGGTGCAGTTTGGGAAGAGGAAGGTCAATACACGGTAACTTCTATTGGCAAGATTGCTAGTTTGTTTTATTTCTCGCCGTTCGATGTTTCTGATTTGAAGAAGAATTTCACTGCACTATTTGACAATGCCAAAGAGAACGATGATATATCGTTGGCGGTTGCATTGGCGAATTTGGATACTCATAGATTCGGCATCGTCAGCAAGACAGAGCGTGAAGAAATGAGTTTGTTCGCCAATCAGGTACATTTGACGTGTGGTAAGGGCGCAATTATGGAGCCAGCGATTAAAGTTGCTTTTGCATACCATCAGATGATGAACGGTCTTGCCAATCCAATCTTCGCATCGCTAACAAGGGGTTTGCATTTTGATTTTCCAAGATTGAATCAAGTGTTGCAAGCTATTGATGGTTTTACTGGCAAATGGGGGAAGACTAGTTGGTTCAAACAGCTTCAATTAAGAGTCACCTATGGTGTTAAGGGTCCAATGGTTGAGCTATGTCAACTTCCACATATTGGTAAGGTCAGAGCGAATAAACTCTGGAAGGAAGGGCTGAGGGATTTCCTGTCTATCATTAATAGTCCAGATAGGGTTCGTAAAGCTACTGGTTTGAAGACAGCAGAAGTTGACGAAATACTAGCCGAAGCGAAGAGACTATTTGCCTCTTCGTCTTGATTTCATAGCTCGTTCTTGGATGCGACGTAGCAGTGCGGCTTTATTGATGGCAAGTAAAGGCAAGCCAGTTTCTGGGTCGATTTTGGTTTTGCCAGTCAACTTATCAGTTTTTCTAACCCATAATGGGATTTGTTTTGCGGCAAATCCCATTTGTGTTTCACATGGACCGCATTGTACATCAACTTGCTGGCAGCAGCAGCATTCTTCTTCTATAGGAACTAGAGTAACGACGATTTCTTGTCCGTCGCAAACAAATACTGGCGGTGGTAGCCCATTAATGTAAACGTATGCATATACGCAGCTACTTTGTATATCAACAGTGCTTGGGGCTGTGACATGCCCATTGCCAACAGAGTATATTTTTCCGTCTTTTAATTGCAAACAGCAGCAAGGAGTAGGTCCACCACCGCACGTTAATTCCACGCAGACGTTTGAGCATGGTATGGTACATGGTACACTACCAGTACCAAGCTGAAATTTGCCGTCTTTAGAACGGATTGGTATATTACTAAATTCAGGCAATGCAGGCGTAGGGGTTGGCAGTGCGAGATTTGCCCACGAAGGATTTTCGGCTTGTTTAAGTGGCTGTGAATTTGCCATATTAAGTGTAAATGGCGCACAGCTTAGACCGAAACATCCTTCTGGTGAGTATTCTCCATATGGTGAACCACAGTCAAAGTACACAGATATTATACAGCAGCAAGGTGGGGGGCAACATCTACAGTTACACCCACACCAGCCGCCTGTGCCGTTGACAAATGGAGGTTGGCAACCAGTCTGCATTATTTCTTATTATTCTCCCCAAAGAAGCCTTCTGGATATTCGATTTTAACAATTCCTTTTCCATCTGTGGGTTTACCCGTTCTAGGGTCTTCAACCCACCAACGAACTTGCTCAACTGGAATCCCAAGTTCGTCCATATGGCAGTTATCTTCGGGAGAAACGGGGAGATGTATCTGTTCCCCATTTATTAAAATTGCGACTTTACATTGTTCTTTAATGTCGTCGTATAAAAGACAATTCTTGCATTTCTTTTCTATTTCTTTTTTCTTTTTCATTCATACTGCCCTACCTTTCATTCCATTCATTATATTGCATTGCTTTAGTCATTGGTATCTTTTTTGTTAACGTACTGTAGTATCAAGTCCCTCATGGCCTGTGAAATAGACTTGTACTCATCAGCACACTTCTTCTGGAACTTTTTGAAAAGCGAAGGTTGTATCCTGATGGTCAAATCTCTCTGGAGTTGTTCACGTTTCTTCTGCATATACAATGTAAGAGTGTTGTCCAGACAAATTTCTAAAATAAAATGATATTGATTTTTAGCAACAATTGTAGATAATGGTTCCATCATGAGTAACAAATGAAACCAAATTTTGGAGTTTTACAGCCAAGGCATGACGTGCCGATACAAGTGGAGATATAAGTGAGTAATAAGATATGTATTTTTGGGCAACTGGCATCGGCCAAAGATACGGTAGCCAACTACCTTGTGGAAAAACTGAACAATGATACACTTTATCCTGAAGATAAATGGCAACGTATCGGCTTTGCTGATGCCTTGAAAAAAGTGTTCATGAGTTCCTTTGATGTAACATGGGATTTTATTGAAGAGTGGAAACGCAAGGATGAAGTACCACCAGATTTTGATTTGAATATTCGTAAAAGTTTACAACAGATTGGCGATGGCTTCAGGAAGATACAATCTGATGTATGGATCAGGACTGCGTTGAGAAACAAGTTTAATATGGTGATATCTGACGGCAGATATCTCAATGAGGCCAAAATGGTCAAGGAACAAGGCGGGATTTCAGTATTACTATGGCGTCCAGGGTTTGAGAACAATGACCCTAATCCTTCTGAATCTCAGATAAGACCATATGTCGATTATTGTGCGAAGCACTACACCAACGGCAAGATTTTGTTCGATATTGATAATTGGATTAGTGACGGCGTAACAGAATTGAAATATTTTGATTATTTCTTAATAAACGACGGTAGTAAAGACGATCTATATGGTAAGATCGACAATTCCCTTATCCCTTATATTAAAGAAAGAAAGTTTTTATGATGGATGCTATTACTTTTCGTAATATGTGTGCGGAGGATGGGGTGGAACTCACGCCACAAGAAGCTAAAGACACAATGATGTGTTATGAAAATTTTTTGACCTCCATTAAAGAAGCATATGAGTCCTGTCCAAATTTCTACATGGATATTTGCAACAGAACCACGGAACAAAAATTGGAAGATATTAAAAGATTGAAAAAGAAGGGTTGCAAAATGAATCTGAAACAATATAATCAGTTACAGAAAACAATCATCAGAGTTTGCGAATTAGAAGGCTATGACAATGGAAATCAAAGCTTCTGATGTTAGGGAAATTGAATATCTGTATTGTTTGAAAAAGAACTGTCAATATAAACCTTGTTTTTTCCACCACTTTAGATGTGGGTGGCGTAGCAATATCCCTGTTTGCTGCATGATCTTCTTTGTAACGTTCTGGCAAACATGTTGGTTGCTTGGGCATTTTCCACTTGTAAGAAGGTTTCTTGGTTACTACCCGTCCCATAAATATCGTAATTACAGATATGTGCCTTGTTTTTTTTGTTATTTTATGGGAAGATGTAATAGAGTTTTGACATGTGACAAAGATTGTAAAAGTTGCTGTCAGCATTAACCATAATGTTTATGGTTAAAAATGGAAGGTTTCTATATTTGAAGGAGTGAAGTGATGAGTTTAGTGAAGTGTGGGTCTATGTTAGCTGGCTTAGCCTTGTGTGTTTTTTGTTTTGGCAGCGTAGCGTCCGCTACGTCACCGCCAAATAAGCCTAAGCCAAAGGGTCCACCCCCAAAGTGTGCCCCTAAAGGTCAGTGTAAGCCCAAGCCTGGTAATCAAGGGCATGGCAAGCCAGGTTGTGGTAAGCCCAAGCCTGGTAATCAAGGAAAAGGTAACGCTTATGGACATTGCAAGCCACGTCCTCAGTGCAAGCCGAATGAAGGTGGGCACAATCAGTGCAAGCCACGTCCTCAGTGCAAGCCACGTCCTCAGTGCAAGCCACAGCAGAGAGATTGTGGAAGAAGTGGCAACAGGCCATCGGGAACTGGTCATGGCAACAAGCCAGTTGGTTACAATGGTAACGTGAATGGTAATAGGAACGCAAATAACAATACCAACACGAATACCAATACCAATACCAATACCAACACCAACACCAATAACAACACCAATAACAATAGTAACACTATCAATAACACTATCAACAATGGTTGGTAATTGATAATTAAAGTGGGCAGAGTAACTTACTCTGCCCACTTTTTACCCAACATTATATGAGGTTATAAACCATGAACAAGTTAATTAAAATTTGTGCGTTACTGACAATGATTGGTTTGTTTTGTAATGGATTTGCTGAAGCGGCGGGCAATAACGGCAAGAATAAGAACTTGCCAAATCCCAATAAGGGCAATCAGGGTAAGCCGCCTATCCCGCAGCAAAGGCCAGTGACCCCTCCTATTGTTGCTCCACAGCAAAGGCCAGTGACCCCTCCTATTGTTGCTCCACAGCAAAGGCCAGTGACCCCTCCTATTGTTGCTCCACAGCAAAGGCCACAGCAGAAGGTAAACAAGCCCTTAATGCCTATTCCAACGCCAAATAAGGGCGGTGTTTGCAATAGGAATGGGGGATTTGGCAATGGTGGATTCAATACAGGTTGTGCAGGACGTAATGGTGGCTGGAATGGCAATAAGAATGGAAACAATAACGGCAATGCCAATGGTAATAAGAATGGTAACGGCAATAGGAATGATAACGCCAACAATAACGCCAATAAGAACAACGTAACTGTCAGAATCAACGGCGGCGGTGGTGGATATAGTGACGGTGGTTGGGGTAATGGTGGTTGGGGTAATGGTGGTTGGGGTAATGGTGGTTGGGGTAATGGTGGTGGCATTAGCTACAGTCCGACTGGAGGAAGTTATACAGGCGGTAGCTATCAGGGCGGAAGTTACAGCCCAACTTACGCACCGTCATATCAGTTTGGTGGTGGATTTGGTGGATTTGGTGGTGTAGGCTTGGGTGTTGAAACCCCTCCTGTAGCTGTGCCTCAACCATTTGAAGTTTTTGATGAGGAAGACCCGAACACTGCTTGGTTGACGATAGAGCTACCTGATGAGAAGGCTGAAGTCTGGTTAAATGACTTGAAAATGCCTCATAAGGGTTTGGTCAGGAAATATGTAAGTCCACCGCTTGATCCAAAATTGATTTATAATTATGATATTAAGGTTCAGTGGAATGAAGGTGGGGCAAAGCAGAACTACACTGCAAAGGTTTCTTTCAAGGCTGGCGACGAAATCAATCACGTCGTACCGAGACTTGGAGCTAAAGCAGCAGTGCCAATGCCTAAGTTAGAGCCTACTGACGAAGACAATGAGAAGGCTGCAAATGGCAAGCTTAACATGGCCAAGGACTTAATCAAAGAAAAGAAGATGGCCTCTGTTAAGAACAGATTAGAGGATATCATCAAGAAGTATCCTGATACCAAGGCAGCAGAAACAGCTAAAGAACTTTTATCGAAATTGTCAGAGTAAAGTTCTGAGAAGCCTGAAGGAGCTTTTACTCCTTCAGGCTTCTTGCTCTTTGCTTAAGCTTTCCAATTCCCACTTCTGTAATGACCACAAATTCCCATCCTCTTGTCTGGCAGTAAATATTAGCAGCTTTCCATTTTGCTTCGTTTAATGGCAACATAGTTTGATTTGCTGGCTTAATTTCCCATACTTCGACATGACCATCGCTGAATTTAATTAGTATATCAGGGAAGTAATTATGTGCTTCGCCTTGATACAAATAAGGTATGCCTTCTTTGAATGGTTGAGCTTCGTATGCCATTACTTCTGGGATGATTTCTATGCATTCTAGCACTTCACACTCATAACTGGACTGATATTCAAATTCCCTGCCACCGTTCTTGATGCTAACGAAATGACCTTTTCTAAAAGTAGGTTTTCTACTCTTTTTCTTTGGCCTACCAGCCTGATCCTTCCAGACTATGGCTCTATTAGGGCCAGAATTTTTGGGAAGTGGTCTGCCAGGGTGTTTAACTTTTGCATGAAGGTTTAAGTCTCTTACACAGTAATTGCATAGTGGGCAACGAACATATTCTTTCAATTCTTCGTGTTTAGCTATAATATGTTCATTCATTAACACAATTTCGTCAAAAGTTACTCCACATACAAAGCATTGGTACTTTCTTTTTCCGTCGTCTTTTCCGAACATTATTTTTTATCCTTTAGATTAATCATTCCTATATTGTCTATTTTTGCTGGTTCAATGCTTTGATCTGGGTCATCAGGGCATTGCATGAGGTGCTTTTCCATATGGTCACGGTCTAATACTTTAATAAGTGGTAAATCCTTTGCTGAGAAGATGTTTTGGGTGTTTTTACCGCTTAATGCGTTCATGAGGTCGAATGCCATAAAGTTGGCTTCTTCTTCCCAATTATCTGGCATATCTTCGTCGCCTTCTGGATTTTTCATCTTGGCGAAGACGATTCTGCTCTCTTCTGGGGCACCAAAAAACCTATTATCTTTGCTGAAAAACATGATTAGATTTTGACCATCCAAGAGGCTCTTAATTTTACCTCTTTTGATAATGTCTTTATTCTCTTTAAATGCCGTAAATCCGTAATTATTCATAACTTTTACCCCATCTTCATTATATACTATGTATGATTTTTAGTTTTAAAAGATTTGTGGAAGAAAAGGGCGGGGAAAATAAACCCGTGAATTATATCGACGCAAGTGAAAAGGAATTGGGTGCGGGTATCCCAAAAGAATTTTCAACTGGCTATTTAGAACTTCCTGATGAAGGTTTATATTTTAACCAATCTATATGGCAGACATTGCCTTTTGAACCGCACGATAAATATGTTAGAATCAGGTATTTTGGGACCAATAATACCAATCCTAATTTCGTTAGGGCTTATATCAAGGGTAAGAATGGTAAGATGCAGCCTTATCTTGGGAAACTAGAAGATTCTGTGCATATGATAACTAAGGAAAAACTTGCACAGATATTAGGACTTCCGTTCCAAGCTACTGCTGCTTCAGGAGGAAGTATGGGAGGAATGGTATGATGAAATTTAAAGATTGGTTAGTTATTAGGGAAGTCGGAACTTGTACGGGCAGCATTGCTAATTTTTCACTACCTTTGTTTGGTGGGGGGAATATGATTAGCCGTACTTTTCCACCTTTATTAACCTACGATGATGGCAAGAAGAAGAAAAAGAAGAAAAAGAAGAAAAAGGAGTAAATACAACTATGAAGACACTCAAGGAATATCTTGACGATATGAGAAATGCGGCTACTCCCGAAGAAAAGTATACTCCTAGTAGTCTTAGTCCAATGCATTTTTCTCCAAAAGATCAATTTGATGCTCAGATTTACAAAGATGGGTTTGATGAGTTTTTAAGATATTATAAAAAAGACCCGAAAAGAGCAGAGTTTTTCGGGAAAATGTTACATGACGCCTTGATTAACAAGAACATAAATAGTTTGAAATCTTGGCATAATGCACACAAACTATTTGCGTAATTACTATTACAGGCTAGACGGATCGGGTCCAACACATGGACGCGAGTGAAACTTGGCACGACAATGCCAGAGGTCCAGGGAGCCTACAGTTGCGTGATACTTCATTTGACGCTAAAACTCTAATCACAACGACGAATCCCTATTTTATTCACTTTTTTCCCAATATCAACGAGGACACATGCGTAAATTTTTCGTCGCACTTTTAGTGTTAGTTTGCTCTACCACTCCAGCTTTTTCACAAATCAAATTAAAAACAGAAGACTGCATTGAGAATGTATCCCCAGATGGTGAAGGATATTGTGCTTGGTGCTGTATCGAAACTTTAGGCAGACACCACAAAATCAAATCGCTCTATGGCTTGAAAGAGAAAAGAACAAAAGAATCAGACTTCAAAACTTGGGATGCCAAGAAAAAGCATTGGGTTATTGAGCCATATGTCTGGGTCAATTACGGCACTTATTGGTTGAAAGTCCACCGTAGTCCAGGTGATTACGTTGCCATGAAACAAAAACTCGATGAAGCCAAAGTAAAATATCGGATACAGGAATCTGGTATTTTCAAAACAGACATAATTGGTTATGCTATTCGTAACAAGCTTGGATGTATGATTGTAGTGAAAGATTGGACTTCGACAAACGGAGTCGCACATGCACTTGTCATCCAAGACTATGATGAAAAGAAATTAGTGCTGTTTGATCCAAATAATTTGAAATACAATTATCATGTAACCTGGGAATGGATAACACAGCATTGGACTGGTTATGTCTTAGTAATAGAAGGAGTTAAGGAATGAATTTAGTTTTAGTTTTGGCATTATTTGCCGCACCAACCCCGCAAGATGTTATAGATTCAGTAGAAAAAGATGCTGCTGCATTACAAGATTCCGATGGAATGAGATATCTGTCGTTGCATGATATAGAAGATAAAGAGAATGTTGCTAAGATCGTTTCTTTCACTCTCAATTCATTAAGCAGTAGACAAAGAATCACTGCCCCAAAACTATCAGACGACAAGCTTTTTATCCGTTTTAATTTGTATGATTATGGTTTTACAAAAGCTGGGTACGATATTCTGGGCAAAAACAAAACTTTCAAATCTGAAAAATTGAACAAGATTCTTGGTTGTGAGAACCCAATTCTTAGGGCTGATGATTTTATAATCAAATCCCTTGCGGCAGGCAATTATTATCGACTTCTTGGAGTTAAAAATCTATCAGAGTTCAAAGACAGAATTGGGGCCGATGACAAAGGCTTAACAACGCAAGCAGCTGTGGCTAGTGGTGGGAAAGTAGCTTTTAACACACAGCAAGTCAGACGTTCAGCAACACTTTCTGGGTATATTTGGGAAGTAAGAGATATTAAAGACCGTAAAAAAGACTTCCTTAGAGAATTGCTTAGTGAGGAATATGATACAGTTCAATTAGTTGCGACTAACCCAAACGGTCTTTTAGCATACTATGCAGCGAGCGCAAAAGGCGAACCACATGAGTCATTGGATGCAGATATAGCAATTGACGCTTCAAAAACAGTATCAGATTATACAGTTCGTATTGCAAGAAATTGTATATTTTGTCATGCTGCTGAGGGTGTAATTCCTTTCAAAGACTCCGTAAGAGAACTAATAGGGAATCAAGGTGTTAAACTTCAGGCAGCTAATAAGGAATTAGAACAGAAATTGCGGGATTTGTTCTCTACTGAACTGCCTTTCAAACGTGATGCAGACACTTATCAGGAAGCATTGACAAAGGCTACAGGCATGAAACCTGCGGACTTTCAGAAAGCTTTTAAGGATTTTTATCAGAACTATTATGGTGAGTTGACCTTAAAACAGGTAGCTGTTAGGTTTGGCCAGACAGAGGAAGAGTTTAAGAATTTCTGTAAGAATAGTGCCGATGTGACCCTTATTAGATTGTTATTAGACGGTAAGATTTCTAGAGCAAGATTTGATGCTCTTATTGAGGGAAATTAAATGTATACAATGCAAGCTTATGATGACGCACTGCGTTTAATCCTTGACAAGGGCGTGTGGAGAAGTAATAAGCGAACAGGTATCCGTTGCTTGTCTTATCCTGGCATACTCAGTCGTTACCGTATAGATGAAAATTTCCCTGTTCTTACAAGACGTAAAGTCTGGCCCAAGTCTATCTTTGCTGAGTTACTTTGGTTTATATCAGGCTCAACCTGTAACAAGGATTTGCAGGCGTTAGGAGCTAATATTTGGACGCCTTGGGTAGATGCAGCTTTTGAAGAGAAGCATGGATATGCTGAAGGGTGTTTCGGACCAGTATACGGGTTCCAACTCAGGCATTTCGGTGGCACTTATGGCAATGGTATCGGTGGTGAAGCCTATACGAAGAATACTACTGTCAAGGTGATGATGGAGTGTAATTCTGGTGGTAGTGTATGGGAGGAAGAAAAGGACTTCGGCAGTGAGTATGGGCGTGGGGGTTTTGACCAGCTTGCATGGATTATGAATCGTATCAAGGAAGACCCGTCATGTAGAAGGATTCTGTTTTCTTTATGGAATCCAAAAGATGTAAGTGGTATGAAGTTGCCGCCGTGTCACTTTGTTTACCAAGTTTTTATTGATGACGATGGGCGTCTGAGTGGTATGATGACGCAGAGAAGTTGTGACTTCCCGATTGGTGTTCCAGCCAATATTCAGTTTTATTCAGCGCTGACGAAGATGATCGCCCAGCAAACTGGCTATCAGGCTTATGAATTTGTACATTCAACAGTTGATAGCCATATTTACGAGAATCAATTGGACGCAATCCATCAGTATTTGGATACTCCGATTATTGATTCTCCGAAACTTAATATCAACAAAGCTAAAGACATTTTCTCTTACAAAATGGAAGATTTTGAACTAACGGACTTCAATACTGGTCCTGTTATCAAGATTCCAGTGGCGGTGTAATATGAAAGAACTTTTGGATGAATATCTAAGATCGTCTAGCGAAGAAGTAATTAAAAAAGCACTTAGAAGAAGCATGTACATGGGCATGATGATTGGTTTCCTATCGGGTTTGATTGTGGGGATGTATCTTTTCATGATGTATTGGAGGATTTAACATGAGTTGGTTACAAACGCACAAGGCAAAGTTTGATGCAGAGGCAGCGAGAAAAGAGGCGAAAGAGAAACAAGAACGAGATGCTTGTGATGCTAGATGGGCATCTGTAAAAAGAGAATTACAGTCATATGCCCAAAACACATTGGGTGATTTAGCTGGTTGTAAGACCAAGGACGGAGAAAGTCTGAGGATTGAATGGAACGAATCAGGTAATCAAATTTCATTACTAGCTGGCAATAAACCCCTGCTTCAGTTATTTTTCAGTGTTGGTGAGCATGAAGAATGTGATAGTGATGGTTGTAAATGGGGTAATGGAGAGTATTACACAAACAAACAAGTGTATTATTGCAGAAAGCATAAGTGTAGGGGCGGATACGATAAGGGTGGGGAAAATAGGTTTGACACCTTGTATGATGAAGACCTGGCGCACTATTTGTTGCTTTTTGTTGACATTTAACTACTTTAGTGCATGATTACATTACTTTTATTATGTGCATTGCAAAATCCTATGATTGATTTAGTGAAAGAGGGAAAAGCGGCCACCTTATCCACAACTCACGATAAGGTGGCCTTTGGTTCATTAGTACCTTATGCACTTGACAGCAAGGGTCGTCCGATCATTTTTGTGAGCGATTTAGCACTTCACACTAAGAACCTCAAAAAAGACCCAAAATGCAGTTTAATGGTTGCTAAAATTGACAAAAATGATATCTTCAACAGTGCCAGGATAACTTTTATTGGTAAAATGGTTAAAGTTCCAGACAAGGAACTGGAAGAGATGAAAAAGTTGTATTTAGCAAGACATAAATCAGCAGAAGATTTTGTTGAGTTTGAAGATTTCAGTTTTTACAGACTAGAGATAGAGAAGATTTATTGGGTGGGCGGATTTGGTGATATAGAGTGGATTGATCCCAAGGAATACTTGGAGTTTTTTAAATGATATCCATCATAGTATCTGTTGACGATAACTGGTTGATGGGCCGTACTGATGGAAGTATGCCTTGGCATGTTCCAGAAGACCTGAAGTGGTTCAAGCAAGCTACAATGGGGTCGTCCATTATCATGGGCAGGAAGACCTGGGAAAGCTTGCCAAAGAAACCACTTCCAGGCAGATATAACATTGTGATTAGTCGCAGCTTGCCATGCCAAGAATTTGAAAATCATGCATTTGTACCAAGTGTTGAATTAGCACTTGGTCTAGGTTGGGTTAAGTCTAAGAACTGGCCACGTTCTTATGATCCAATCTTCATAATAGGTGGTGCTGAAATATACAAATACGTCCTTGAAAATAAAATGGTTTCTGAGATGTTGGTTAGTAGGATAAAAGGTAAGTACGAAGGTGATATATACTTCCCGAAGATAGATGAAAAAGAATTTTCCTGTATGCCGTTTTTGAAGTTTGATAAGTTCGAAGTTACCAAGTACATTAAGTTTTGAGCATGGAACTAATTAATGAATTTTCAGAACGTCTTTATAAAAATCAGAAATCTATATTTATCCATGTGATAGGCGATTCGATGCTTGATTTGGATTACAAGGTCAACACGCATCGCATATCGCCTGAATGCCCGAATGTTAATATTCTCCAATCTCCAGACGACAAGCCATTTCGACAATTCCCTGGTGGTGCAGCTAATGTTTGCTATCAATTAAACAATTTTAATGTCATATGCCGCCTATTCTCTTTTATAGATGATGAAGCCTATAACATTATCAGAGATAAAGGCGTGAAGTATTGGGGTCTTATCAGACTCCCTAATGGTCATTTTATACCTAGAAAACGTCGTTATTACGCACAAGGCTTTCAGGTGGTCGCTAGATGGGATATAGAAAAGGCTAATTATGGTTTAGAATCTATAAAAGACCTGCAAAATGAATTGCTCAATACCTGGCATATATTCCAAGCTGAACCAGATGTTATTATATTCTCCGATTATAACAAAGGTTTGTTTAATGATTTAAGCATTAATAGGATTAAGACTAATGCGATAACGATTGTTGACCCGAAAGCGGCTCCTTTGGAGCGTTGGAAGGGTTGTACAGTGTTTAAACCAAATGCTAAGGAAGCCCGTGAACTGAGTGGTTTACAGGATTGGAAAGCTCAATGCGACTATTTTAAAGAAATTTTAGGTTGTAAAGTTGTTATTATAACGCAGGCTGGAGACGGTATTGTTGGCAAGACTGATGATTATTTTGAATATAGACCAAAAGTACAAGTACATCCAGTTGATATCGTAGGTGCAGGTGATTGTTTTGCTGGCACGATGGCATTGGCCATGACGTTAGGGTTCAATGCTGAGCAAGCTGCCAAGATTGCTTTTCATGGTGGTTTGCTGTGCGTGCAGCAACAGGAAAGAGGTTCTTTTGGGCCTTGGTTGTTTGGTGGTAAGATTGTAAGGGATGTAGACTTCCTGAAGAAAAGGAATTATAAGTTAGTATTTACTAACGGCGTATTTGACTTATTGCATGTTTCGCATCTCAATATGCTGAAGTTTGCAAAGGCTCAAGGTGACAAGTTGATTGTTGCTTTGAACAGTGATGAGAGCGTGAAGAGGCTCAAGGGGGATTCTAGGCCGATTATTGGCTTGGAAAACAGGATGAAGATGATAGCTGGTTTAGAGTGTGTTGATTTTGTGGTTAAATTTGATGAGGATACACCACTGGAATTGGTCAAGAGAATAAGACCTGACATTATGGTGAAGGGTGGGGATTACAAAAAGGAAGAGATTGCTGGGCATGAAATCATAGGGGTAGAGAATGTTGTTCTCTACCCCTATGAACCTGGAAACTCGACTAGTTCAATAATTGACAGGCTGGGGGGGGGTAGCAAATAATGATATCAGTGTGTACTGTAACTTTAAATGGCATTGAAAATTATTTTGAAATTTTTCAGCAATCTGTTCTCAAAACCAAAATGGTTAATGAAGTTTTAATTGCAAAACCTGACGATTTAGTTGGCACAGAAAAATTTTGGGAAATTAATGAAATTCAGTTTCGTCAGTTTGGAACGCAAATCGTGAAGAGGTTGCAGCAAGGGGTTGAGCATGGACTTGGTTTACATGCATGTTTAGATCGTGCCAAGAATGATTATTTATTTTTTTGTGATCCAGATGTATTTTTTTACAGACATTCAATTGATGAGTTCTATTATAATATTTTTCAAAAAAACAAATTAAACATAATTGGAATTTCTCCTTCTAGGCCAATGGTGTTTCCTTACACTTTTTTTCCTGGGTTGCAAGCGACATTAGTTCGTAAATCTGATTTGCCTGGCAGTGATTGGTTAAAAGGTAAGATCATTGATGATGAAGGAGTTCATAGAGATGGTAAATGGTTCATTCGTATGAAGAAAATTCCAGAATTTATGCATGAATTCCCAAATCCAAGTGGTGACTTCGACACCTGTGCATATTTGTATTTGTGGGCAAAACAAAATAACTGGCGGTGGTTGTCTTTTCAAACTAAAGATGTTCACACTTATGAACCGAGGTACAATAGGAGTAATATTAAAATAATGGATAAAATAATGGATAAAGAAAAAATGCTTTATCATGCAGGTAGTTCAACAGTTGGGGATGAGGAAAATTGGAGACTATTTCAAGAAGCATGGAAAAGTATTGACTAAAATTAATTTACATGTTAGTGTAAAGAAAATTATATGAGGTCTAAAGATGGGATGGAATGAAGATATTAAAAAAGATTTAGGTTCATGTGGTAAAAATGTTTATATTGGTCACAATGTAATATTTACTAGTCCTTCGCAAGTATTTTTGGGTGATAATGTAAGGATTGACCCATTTACTTTAATTACCACTACTCTAAAGACTGGAAATTATATCCATATTTGTGCAGGTGCCGTATTAAGTGGCGGCAAATCCAGTAATATCATCCTCAATAATTGGACATTTATAGGTTATGGTTCAAAATTATTTTGTGCTTCTGAGGATTATGGTGGGGATGGTGGTCCAGTGATCGAATTCTGGAATAAGAAAAACAAAATTATTAGGGGAGACATAGAGTTCAAAGACTACTCTGGAATTGCTTCGGATGTTTTATTGATGCCTGGCGTGATTCTGCCGATTGGATGTACAATTGGCGCAAAGTCTTTTGTTTACAACTCCAATAATTTATCAGAGTGGAGTGTTTATTTTGGCACTCCATTACAATTTAAAAAATCTCGTAACAAAGAGATGATCTTAAAGGTTGCAAAAAATTTATGAATTTAGTTTTATTTGGTGGTACTGGTGGTCTTGGGTCGAAGCTCGTTCCGTTACTTCAAAAAAAATATAACGTAATTTCTGTAGGCTCAAAAGATGTTAATTTGGAAAGCGAAAATGAAGTGAGACATTTTTTTGCGACTACAGACTGTGATATTTTAGTCAACATGTCAGTTATTAACACTGATGGGTTTGTTCATAAAATTAAAACAGAGGATATGGATAAACAGATAGAGGTCAATGTAAAAGGGACAATCAGGCTTCTAAAATATGCGATTCCAAACATGAGATTCAAGAAGTATGGTAGAATTATACTTTTTTCTTCTATTTTAGCTGTACGGGCAGTGATGGGGACTTCTCTCTACTCTGCAAGCAAGTGTTTTATAGACAGTTTGGCTAGAACTTGTGCATTGGAAAATGCAAGTTATGGTGTTACTTGTAACAGTGTTCGTCTTGGCTATTTTGACGGTGGGTTATCTTATAAGATAAACGGGGATGTATTAGACAAAATCATCCAAGAAATACCATTAAAAAGATTGGGAAAAATAGAAGAGATATACAAATGTATCAATTTCATAATTGATACCGAGTATTTAACTGGTTCCAATTTACATATAAGTGGTGGGTTATGATATAACCCACCACTTGATTAGCTACAACTGTGTTCTGCGTAGTGTTCTGCCTTCTGTGCTGGCGTCATTTTTTCTATCATGTCTTTGTAATCAGTTTCAGACTTTATTGCATCGTTCAAAGCATTCGCTAGTTTGTCGGTCATGGGTATGCAATAGTTACGATTTTTACCATTCCTGTCCATGATCGTAAAGCAAATCTTCTTGCCTTTGACCTGGAAACTCACTCCAGCTACATCTGTGTGAATCATTTTTGCCTCTTTACTTAGTGCAGCACTTTGCACAGGAGCAGCCTTCACCGCAATTCTTATCCTTGGTGCAAGCACACTTTACGCACTTACAGTCTGCGGTGCATTCGCATTTGCCACAAGTGCAACCTGTAGCACACTTTTTCCCAGCTTTGCACTTACATTTTACACACTTGCAATCAGCCGCACAAGCACATTTGCTCACAGGTTGCTTACCAGTCACTACATCCCAATGTAGATATGCCTGCCAACCAGCAAAGGCTAAAACGACGAGAGCAGCTAAAAACGTGACTGTACCATGTATTGCTTTCATAGAAACACTCCTATATAATAGAGACTATATTATTATATGGGTGTTTGGTGAAAAAATCAAGGAAATATTCTAGACAACAATGCATCAAAAAAGTAGATAAAGAGTGCCTTTTTTGTGGCGAAAACAACTATGAGTTGTTGGATTGCCATAGGATTTTTCCTGGCGAAAAAGGTGGGACTTATGTGCCAAGGAATACAATTACCAGTTGTGCAAATTGCCATAGGAAGATGCATTCGGGCATAATTAAGGTTATTGGCAAGTATTTAAGTACATCTGGAAGGTGGGTTGTGATGTATTTTGACGAAAATAATGTTGAACAATGGAAATGATTCTATTAAACATAGTTACTGCGGCAAGTAGGCCATATAACATCAAACTAATCACTGATAACATCAAGTCGGTGATTACCAAATGTGAAGTGCGATGGTATCTTATTTTTGATAGCCGTAAAGTTGAAGAGTTTATTCCAAAAGATTGTTATTATTATGACTTCATTCCAGGTGATATATCTGGGGCACCTCAAAAAAACAAAGCTTTAGACCTAATTAATGATGGTTGGGTCTATTTCTTGGATGACGACAACTTAATGCACAAACAATTCGAGGATTGTTTTTTAGAAAAAATAAAGACTAAAAGATTGATTTGTAAAAATGGTCTAAAACAACAGGGGTTGGTCAAAGGAGTTGTCTTTAATCAATTATTAGCAGATGAAACTCTTAGAGCAGGAGTCAACCAAAAAAATGGTTCATCGGTAGATTGCGGGCAATTTGTTGTTAATAGGGAAATAATCGGCAACCAAAGATTTAATTTAGACTTTTATGCGTCAGATGGAGTGTTTTTTAAGGAAATATACGACATACATAAAGAAAAAATCATTTTTGTTGATGAACCTTTTACTTATTATAACGCTATTAAGCCATAGATAGGTTGATGAATTTTAAAGAGTTTATGATGAATGAGTTCGAAATTAGAGGTATTAAGTACCGCCCTAATTATGTGCCAGCCAGTATCCCAAAGAAAGGGAAGCGTGGTGGGCCTGGCACCATGAACTTAGCCGCAGTTGTTAATCCATCCAGACCATACCAACCTACTTTCAGGATGGGTAAATCAGCGGTTAAGAGTCAGATTGCGATGAAGTAAGTTTTTCGGCACGTCTTTCAAAGAAACTTTTGCCATCCCCCGCTCTCGGTGCATGGAGGTCTTTTTTACAATCTTCAATACACCAAGTAACAAACTTTGCTACTATTGGTTCTTCTGCCAAATCATTTCCATCAAATAACCAGTGGACATACTTAACTTTTAAGTGGTCAATGAATTCTTCAATTAGGTCAGCTTGATCCATCTTTATGCTCCTTTTCGTATGCTTTTAATGCTTTGTGGAATGGTGGCTCTTTAAGTTTGCCACCTTTTCTACCGTACCATCCCACATGTTCTGGCCAGTCTAAAGTGTCTAATTCATATGACTGAATCTCCCACCACGAATAGGAAGAAACCCCATATGACTCTTTTATCATCTCTATTGCTTTTTCTAAACTGGAAGCTACGAAGAACACCATTTCATCGACATGTTCACCATAGAAAATTTCATGGTGTAGTACGATGTAGAGTTTCATAATTATCCTCTGCCAGAATTGTATCCCATTTCCCAGCCATTAAAAAAGTTTTGCTGGGCTGGATCAATTTCGCCTTTTGGATTTCTGTAAGGGTTTAAAGTGCGCGTGCCGAATTTTAAATCCTTTTCTGCTGCTTTTTTACCTTGCATAAGTCCTTGTTGGTGCTGATCCTGAGCAGCCCCTTCAAGCCATTGCCAAAATGTGTTCATGTATTATTTATCATATAAGGCTTGGATATTCTCCAAGCTTCTTTAATTTGCTCTTTGGCAAATGCTATGAAGTAATGAGCAGTATTCAAACGATATGCTAATTGGACTCTGCCTCTATTGTAATCAGCCAATGCATCTTCACGCAGTTTGACAGACAGTTTTTCTAAGAATTCTTCTAAAGTGTCATATCTCAGGTCGCCAATTTCTTCAACCAACTGTTCTAATGGGCCTTCATAATCCACATAGTCCTTATGTATTTTTGACATTCATGACTCCGAATAGTAGATTGTCTATATACTCGCCACTTTTGATAATTGCTTGTTTCTGTAAACCTTCCTGTACAAAACCTGCGTATTTTGCACACTTGATAGATGCTTCGTTTGTGCAGAGTATTTGTGCATCGAGTCGTCTAAGATTCAGCATTTTGAATGCGTAATCTACTCCAGCTTTCACTATTTTCTTGCCAAAACCCTTCCCTCTATATTCTTTATAGGTGTCCCAACCAGCCTCTGCCTTCCTGTTTTGCCAATCAATATTCAATATTTTGAATATACCAACATCCATGTCATTGACAAGTGCTTTGTCAGAGAAATTGGCAATTAAGACTAAATCTCTAGGGCAATGCGTTTCCAGACTGATCTTTTCTAGCCATTTTTCCTGGCTAATCATGTTGGCAAACGTGACTGTGTGTGTCCCAAACCAACTTTCATTTTTCAGTTCGAGCAAGGTTTTGATATCTTGTTTATCAGCTTTTCTGAAATTAATCATTACCAACCCTCTTTAATACAGTCAACGATGTAGGAGCGTTGGTCTTCAGTTACCCACCAACCACAAGGGATCGCAATCATTTCCTTGGCAATTTCATCTAAGCCAGGCAATTGTATCTTGAATTCTTTCAAACAGTCATGTTTATCATTTCTATCATGAACCTGACTTGTCATGATACCTTTTTCTTTCATCTTTTTGATGAAATTTTCTCGATCTTTCACCATGATTGTATAGACCCAATAACTTGATTCACGATCAGATTCATTTTCAGGTAGAATGACGCCTGATGTATTCCATAAATTATCATTGTAGAATTTAGCATTTGCTTGATGTTTTTCAACCACGCCTGATGTATGAGGGTAGTTCTCAATACCTATTGCAGCATTGATATTGTTCATATGGAATTTGAATCCAAATTCTTTTATGTTTTGAGCGCAACGGAAATCCTTGTTGCTTGTTCTGTCCAAACCATACCATCTTAAGAGCTTTGCATAGTCATGCCATTCTTTATTTGGGGTAATGACTAAACCGCCATCTCCAGTGGTGAAGTGCTTGATCGCCTGAAAACTAAAAGAACAAAAATTGCCGTGTGTGCCGATTAGTTTGCCTTTGTATTTTGCTCCCCATGCATGAGCGCAATCTTCAATGACATAAGGAGTAAATCCATACATGTCGTTGAATTTTTGCAATATAATATTCAATTTATCAAGATCAACTGGATAACCGCCCCAATGGACAACCATGACAGCCTTGGTTTTTGGTGTTAGTTTCCTTGCAACGTCGTTCAGGTCGATGTTGTAGTTTAACGGGTCAACATCAGCCCACTTAATTTTCATGCCTCTGGAAAGTATGGCAAAATTGGTTGCTGTGCAAGTTAATGGGGTTGTAATGATTTCATCGCCTTCCATATAGCCACAGTTTCTTTTTATCATCTCGACAATCAATTCGAGTCCAGAAGTGCAGCTATTAACTGTGTTGACGTAAGGGGATTCAAAATGCTTATGCAGGATGCCTTCAAATACCTCTACCTCTTCCCCCTGTCCAATAAATCCGCTCATTAATACATCCCCAACTTTTTTAGCAGCAGTTGGCGACATGAAAACTTTGAATAAATCTATCATTTTAACTCCGTGGTTTTGTATTTTTCAGGCAAATACTTTGCGTACAAAGGTCCGTAATCGGGGTGCGCGTAGATTTCTTTCTCTAATTCTCGCACAATTGGTAGCCACTGTTTTAGTTTTTGTTCTTTACCAGTGTCAACTTCCCAACTCATAGCACCAAAATGAGTAATCAAATTAGGGTCTAGTTGTACAAACTTAAGTCCTTGCTGTACTGCATTATAGTAATGCCATGCGCCCATTTCCATGCTAATATAATGGTAGGAAGCTGATGTTTGTGGAGGATTGTTAAGTAGCCCTAAATTTCTATAGTATTTGAAAAATTCCTCAACATTACCTACTTTATCGGATAGACGGAAAGGTTCTGTTGCTATATGGTAGCCACACCAAGAAGACCCCAACTTTCTAATCCATTTTTTACGACAAACCAAGAATGCACATAACAGGTGCGGGAATCTTAACAATGGTTTGTCTTGATGCATTGCCGAATCGCATTGACAGCAGTGTAGTGTAGGCGTAAATGCTATGATGACATTAGGATCGCCGTAGAATTTTTCTCTAACTTCATTGAGCCAGTTGTGTTTGTTGATGATGATATCATCATGCATGATGAGAAATGCGTCGGTATGAACCCAAGGAAGTGCCATTTCAACGGATTCAGGATGACCAATTCTACTCCAAACTCGCAGTACACTTATTGGCATGTCACGGGATTTTTTTGGTTCATCGACATGCCACCATTTCAACCTTCTTAACTCTTCCAAGAAAGCTTGTTTCTGGTCCTGGTTGGTCGGGTCGCCAGTCCTTTTATCTGGACCGTTAATTACGACCATAAAATGTTCGATTAAATCTTTTACTTTTGCTCTCAAAAGTAAAGAAAAGGTTGACCATAACAAGCATTCTATTGGTGCCTGATAGGTTGGATAAATAACTGTAATTTTCTCAGCAACATGAGTTAATTCAACTGCTTCATCAATATCAATTACCATGTGTTTATGCATATCTGACACCTCCTGGCATATATTTTGCGTACAGTTTAGAAAAACTTGGATGAGCCATTATTTCGTTTTCTAATACAGCAATTTTTTCTTTATGCATGTCTGTTTTTTCTTCTTTTTCTTTGTTGGCATTAGGATTAGGGTCACTCATTTTACCGAAGTGAATGATATTACTTTCTTCCAACTTAGCAAAAGTTACTCCTAATTGGCTGAGTTTATAGTAGAGCCAAGCACCTGCTTCTTGTCTTACGAAATTGTATAATTCAAATGTTTGTATCTTTTCTGGCATTAGACCTTTATCTTCGTAATATTTGAAAAATTCAATTTCATCTGGTAATTCACTGATTTCAAATTGTAAAAAATTCTCGTCATCAGGTATATGATAACCAGTCCAGCTAGCCCCAGCTTTCATCATCCATCTTTTCTTTGCTATCAGAAACGTAGTCTCTATTTGTGGCAACCTTAAAAGGTACATGCCGCGATGTATGGCAGAATCACAATTACACCCCAATAATTTTGGTGTGTATGCAATTGCAACGTTAGGATCATCATAAAATTTAGTTTTGAGTTCCTCTGTCCATGCTGGATTAGTGAGTATTACGTCATCATGCATACACAGATAGCTGTCAGTGTGGACCCAGCCTAGTGCCATTTCCAAAGCTTCAGCATAACCAACCCTACTCCATGCTCTAATGACTGTAAGTGGCATTTGACGGTGATTGGTTGGGTCATCTGCGTGAACCCATTCTAAGTCTCTTAACTCCTCAAGGAAGTTTTGTTTCATGTCTTGCAGGGCTGGATTTCCAGTTCTTTCGTCTGGACCATTTATATTAACACAAATATGCTCTAGCATACCGTTAGGCTTACTTCTTAATAACAGTGAAAATACTGCCCAAATAAGGTATTCTATGCCTGCATTTGAGGTAGGGATGACGGCAGTAACTTTTTCTTTGAGATGCGTGTGGTCGATACATTCTTCTATACTCATCGCCATTTGCGGATGCATTATTTCAATCCTCTTGAGTTATTATAACTTAGCAAATAGCAAAAAATTTGTCAAGTAACTGAAATTTTTTCAAACTCTTTTGTGAAATCGTTATATCTTGTTCTGGAATTCATTCCAGATTGCACGGAATCATTGTTAGAATCTAGACTTTCTAATTCTTTTGTTATGCAAAAACTGTTGTTTAAATGATAAAGCAATTTAGTCCTTTGTATGTTTGGGAGCGGCTTGAAATTACATCTCTTATATTGTGTTGAATAACTAACGCAATTGGTGGTTTGGAATGAAAGCCACCTCCATTTTTGTTGTTCTCCTAATATATAAAGATTGCAACTTGTTTCAAAGTTGCCATTTTTGTTTGGAAACAAATTAACATACTCAGGAATAGGGCCAGGGATCAACCATTTGCCAGGAAAATTACAATGAGTTAATTCTAATTTATTATTTATTCGATATCCTCGATTCTCTAGGTATGGGTCTAGAAAATCTGTAGGAGGTATATCACTCTTCCTTAGCAGCATATTCAAATGATTTGGATAGTAGCCAGACGCCATTTCTATAGAATTGGCATGAGAGCATCCAATCAAATTTAAATTATAAGTATTGAGTAAATCAAGATATATTCTGTCCAAGTTATTATACAATAAGATATCTGGATCGGTCAAAAAAAGTAAATCGTTTTTTGACCGATCCATACAAGCGTGCAGTCCATGTGCATGTTGTATGCCACCAAAAGTCACTGAATGAGTGATTTTGTCAGTCGGACAGCCAAATTTTAAATACTTGATTTTGCCTAAATTTTTTTCTATTTTGAAATTTTCATCTGCATCTACTTTTGCTATCAAAATTTCATCTACAAGCTCTGTTTTTTGTAGCAAGTTTTGTAGAAAATATTGTTCGATATATTTTTCTATTGGCTCAAGCATCACTGTGCATATAGTTATCAATTAGCTCCTTGATAGAATCATTACTGATCTATATATGCTTTTTTAAAACAGTTAAGTTCTTCTATATTGTTTCTTGCACTGCTACTAAGATGATATATCAACCTTTCTTTTTTGAAGCGATTTTTGAACCCAAAATTATTTCTATAAAAACTGGTTGTGTAAATGTGGCAATCCGCTGTCTGAAAAGCAATCCATTTGCCTTTTATTTCTTCATTCCATAGCCATAGATTACATCCTACGTCGAAAATTGCATGTGGGTCTTTATTAGGATATGTGTCACACAGTCCTGGGATTGGATTGGGGATAAGGAATTCTCCATCTGCCATAGGATAGTCATCGTTTTCAAGGAGTTGGGTTCTGTGCAATGCTGAGTTTCTAAATTTTAAATTACCAAGTAACCAGTTTCTGTCTGGGAGCGTGGATTTTTTTACCATGCAGTTCATTACGCAAGGGAAATATTTATAGCATTGATTCACACCGTTATGGTGTGAAACACCAACACAATTTAATCCATGAGTTTGCATCATGTCTAAATAGAATTCGTCAACCGCTGTGTACCAAAATACGTCTGGGTCGGAAAATATGACATACTCTTTACTTGCGTGTTTGAGTGCTGCGTTTAATCCAAGGCCATGACCGTACCACATTGCATCGACTGGATGACTAAATCTTTTATATTTGATTTTTCCAACTTCCCATGTTTCATCAATTGGCACAGTGGCATCAACAACCGCTATAATTACTTCAGAAACCAATTTACTTTTATTAGCTATTGATTCTTTAAATATTTCCAAATGTGGCTGACAACCGCTTACTTCTACAGTGAGTACACTAATCATTTTCGAATGCCTTTGTAAATTGTTCTAAAAATTCTGGTCTATTGTTTGACACACCAACTAAATGATAAAATAGTTTCATTTTAGGCAACCTATGGGGTTTTACATTACCCCTACAATAAGTGGTGGTGTAATTATGACAATCTATTGTTTGGAAGGACAGCCATTTCCCATTTTTATATTTGTTCCATATAGTCATGTTACTCCCCGTGTCGAAATGTCCTTTTGGGTTCGGGAAGTCATTGACGAATTCATCAATTTTATTAGGAATTAAGAATTTCCCATTCATAGGAATAGTTCCGTCTTTAAGGTAGCCTTCAAGAAAATTTTCGTCAGGCAAATTTGATTTTTTGATTAAACAATTACCAATCCAGGGGAAAAAAGTGTATGCCATAATTGCTGCACTGTGATGTGACGCGCCAATTATATTCAAATTGTATTGAGTCATTAAATCTAAATATAAAGATTCTACAGGACTGTAATAGATTATATCTGGGTCAGATAAAAAAATGTATTCAGTCTGCGAGCGATCTATACAAGCATGTAGACCAAGAGCGTGTTCCACTCCTTGCTGTGTTCTTTGTGCTAGAGAATAATTAAACTTGGTAATTTTGATCCTATCAATATCGTAGGATACAGTATTTGATTCAAGGCCCACACCTATTTTGGCAATTAAAACTTCTGATATTAGTTTTGTGTTTTTGACTAAGGATTTTATGAGTAAATCTGTGAAGATTTCAAGTCCTTCTAATTCAACAGTGCATAAAGAAATCATTCTATCTCCTTAGATTGTTCGTATGCATTTACAAACGTATCCCAATCATGATCCCTGCCATTTGAACCACCAACAATATGATAAATTAAACTTTGCTTAGGCAGTTTTTCTACTTTTATATTTCCTCTGTTATAAACAGTATTGTAAGTATGGCAGTCTCTAGTTTGGAAGGACAAATACTTCCACTCTTTTTCTTGTGCCCAGAGCCATAAATTACAAGATGTATCATAGAAATATGGAGCGTATTTTGGGTCTTTGTTTGGGAATTTGCTGTAGTGATTAGCTAAAGGACTTGGGATTAAATACTTGCCATCTGCCAGCGCATAATCGTCATTAGGTTTTAGGTCTTCTGAATGTAGAATTCCATCCCTGTATTTTAATTCCCCTTTCATCCAATTCTTGTCAGGTAAATCAGATTTTTTGACCATTGAGCAAACAACATAAGGAAAAAAAGTATAGGCTTGTATAACCGATGCATGGTGTGAACAGCCTATGTAATTGATCCCATATTTGTTCATGAGTTCTAAGTATAGTTTATCAACTGATGAATAGAAAAATACATCAGGGTCGCAAAACAATAGGTATTCATTTGTGGCTTTTTCTATACATTCATGCAAACCCAATGAATGCCCATAAACCATGTCAACTCGATGGTCAAACATGTGGAAATTTATTCCTTTTTCCACCCACTTTTCATCCAAATCCACATCTGCATCGACTTTTGCTATTTTTACTTCTGATACGAGTTTTGTCCTTAGCATAACAGAATCTAGCATTATTTTCATATGTTGCTGAAGCGCATCTGTTACTACAGTGCAAATAGTAATCATTTTTTTATAAACCCCGCTAATTTAAGTCATGATTAACGTCTTGGTAAATTCTAATTATAGCGTCTCTGGGGACTGGATGGCATTCAGTCTGTGCTATTCTATGCAAAAATTTCTACCAGATGCCAATATTTTTATTAAGTATACCAAAAAATCACAGATTAGCAAGCAATTATTTAACTGGATGACCAGTTTGAACATAAAAAACATCAATAAACTTTCTCAACCATATATTACTTTAGAATCGAATAACATCATGATTCGACCTATGGAAACTATCAGCTATGATAATAAAGAGGTCTGTTCAGAAGTCAAGGAAGATAAATTTACACCATTTGTGTCTTACCAAAAAGGATGTGGTAGGTTTGTTCTTGGGGAATGGATAAATATAGAAGAGTATCCGTTTTCTTATGCTGATAGCTTTATGACAGAGGACGTGTGTGCCAATGAAATTCAAGTTTTAAAGCTCTGGAAACAGATGAACACTCTCTATCCCTTGCTTACAAGAGGTTAATTATGAAAAGATTTGATTATGAAGACAACAACGATGACGACGATTTGTTCCCAGATACAGACGGTCATGACGAGGAAGAAATGCTTAATGCAGAATATATCAAGGTGCTGGAGAAGAGGGAATTGGTTGAGGCGATCAAGCTTCAGTTAATGCAAAGGGAATTAAATGCATTCGTTTTGACAGAGACAGTTAAATATTTGGAAAAAAGTTGGTTTTGGAGATTTAAATCTAAGAAAAAGAAACTAGATTCTGTTATCGAGACGTATCAAGTGTTCAAAGCACTGGTAGATATTGATGCCCAAGGAGAGCCAGATGTTGAAGAACAACAGGAAGAGTAGGAGTTATCATGCCGTTGTACACGTTTGATTGTTTAAAGTGTAAGAAAAGTTACGATGAAATAACTGATTGGGACGAAACAGAAAAATACAAGGACGTAAAATGCCCACATTGTAAGTCGAAGAGAAAGAAACGCACTTTTGATTATGATGTGGGCTGTGCCTTCGGTAATCCTAAAGAAAGCAGTAAATGGGACAATTTCAGTTATAGGGCTGGCTATAACATGGAAACCGCTAAAAGCGACCGTCGTAAAGCTGCCAGTAAATCTCATATGGGTACTGATCCTTACCCTAATATGTCTTAAATTTAAAAAAAATAAAAAATATCATTGTTTTGATATTAAGAATGTTGTAAGATTATAAATTATAGACCCTACGGAGTTACAAAGTATGGAGAAATGCCACAACTTAGACCGCATTGCAGCTAAATTCAATACGGAAGAATACATCAACCTAAATGAGGAAATTTCTTTCGCAGAATATCTTGATAAGGTGTACGCCAACCCTACACTCATCAGGACTGCCTATCAAAGACTTCATGATATGATTGTCAGTGATGGAGTCGAAGAAATCTATGAGAATAAGGAAAAGTTGTTTAAGTACAACTTCTTCAGCAAACATGAAATCCCTATCTTCGGTCTGCATAAGCCATTGAATGAATTGGTAAAATTCTTCAAGGGTGCTGCGGGCGGGTATGGAACCGAAAAGAGAGTTTTACTTCTTCACGGTCCAGTAGGTTCTTCAAAGTCCACAATTCTCAGACTTATTAAGTCTGCTCTTGAAAAATATTCAGCAACGGATGCAGGTGCCTGGTACTCATTCAAGTGGGTAAACCTACCAACTGGCAAAGATGGTGTTTACACTCACTGCGAAAATGATTGCCCAATGCACGAAGAACCACTCAAGCTTATTCCTAAGCAGTTCAGAAAGAAGGTAGTAGCAGAACTCAACGAAATTCATCGTGAGAACCACGCTGGAGAACAATTCATCTACGACTTGACCTGTATTGGTGAACTTGATCCACGTTGCCGCAAGTTTATGAAGGAATTGATGGCGATAGAGAAGGGTGATTGGAAGGCTGTAGTAAGCAAGTACATCAGGGTTGTGAGGAAGGTTCACTCTGAAGCAGATCGTTGCGGCATCGCTACTTTCCAGCCAAAGGACGAAAAGAATCAGGACGCTACAGAACTAACTGGTGATATTGACTTTGGCAAGATTGGTCATTTCGGTGCAGATTCTGATGCCCGTGCTTTTAGTTTTGACGGCGAATTCTGTGTAGGTAATCGTGGTATCGTTGAGTTCATCGAAATGTTGAAACTGGCACAGGAATTCCTCTATGACCTATTAGGTGCAAGCCAAGAGCGTCAAATCAAGCCTAAGAAGTTCAGTCAGATTTCGATTGATGAGGCTATCATAGGCCATACAAACAACCCAGAATATGAAAGATTAAAGAGCAATCAGTATATGGAGGCATTGAAAGACCGTACAGTTAAGATTGACATTCCTTACCTGCTAAGTTGGACAGACGAAGGAAACGTTCTGGCACAAGACTATGGCCCTGGAAAGGTCAGACAGCACGTTGCCCCTCATACTTTAGAGATAGCGAGCCTCTGGTGCGTGCTAACACGCCTGGAAGACGATAAGGACGGCAAGTTGACTCTAGTGCAGAAAGCCAGACTGTATAATGGTGAAATTCTTCCTGGTTATACGGAAGATACCGTCAAGGAACTTCGAGATAAGCACCCAAATGAAGGCTTGAAGTTCGGTGTAAGTGCCCGTTATGCACAGGATAAGATTAGTAACTGTTTGAGCAACAACCATGATTACATTAGCCCGTTCATGGTCATGCATGAAATTAAGGAAGGTCTTGGCAATAATACTCTTATCAACAAGAAAGAGGAGCTTGCCCACTACTATAATTGTGTAGACTTGACTATGAAGGAACTTGATGAAATTCTCAAGGATGAGGTAAGGAAGGCTCTAGTGGGCGATGAGAAGGTAATTGAAAGACTGTGTGCTAATTACATTGAGAACATCTTGGCTTATATCAGAAAGTCCAAGGTTAAGAATAAGTTCACAGGTAGGGATGAACCACCAAACGAACGTCTGATGAGAAGTATTGAAGAAAAGATCAGCGTTCCAGATCAGGGTGTTGATGATTTCCGTCGCACAATCGCAGCATTCATCGGTGATATGGCCAACAGTGACAAGAAGTTTCGTTGGGACAGCAATTCTGAGTTGAAGAAAGCCCTGGAAGCTAAGTTGTTCGAGGATACAAGGGATCACATCAAGTTGTCCGCACTTAATGTATCTGAGGCAACGGTAGTTCAGCCAGACATTCAAGAAAAGATTGACCAGATCAAGAAGAGACTTATTGACCAGTACGGATACAATGACAAGTCCGCTTCTGACGTTCTGGATTATGTTGGTAGTTTGTTTGCTAGAACAAGTTCCTCTGACGACTAATAACTGAAACGGACCTTCCAAACTTAATTGGGTGGAAGGTCCGTTTTCTTTGGAGACTAAATGAAATTTTATCTCAGGGACCGTAACCCCAGAATCACTGAAGCTTGGGAGATGTTCTTTAAGGATAATCCCGATTTTGATATATCAACGGGCAACATTTTTGAAGGTGCAAAGACTGACGCAATCATCAGTCCTGCCAATAGTTTCGGTTTTATGGATGGTGGCATTGATGCAGTTTACACAGCTTTATTCGGTGTTCAGTTGCAAAACAGATTGCAAGCCTTAATAAAAGAACAATTCTGTGGTGAAATTCCAGTAGGTCAAGCCGCAATTATTGAGACGGATCACGCAAGACACAAGTATTTGATATGTGCCCCAACCATGCGGGTTCCAGAAACGGTGCGTGGCACAGTCAATGCTTTTCTTGCTTTTAGGGCGTCTTTGATTGTGATAAAAAATTTCAATAAGTTGCCAGATTTTGCTCCTATTGAGTCGGTATTGTGTCCAGGTTTGGGTACTGCTGTGGGCGAAATGACCGCTTGGAGTTGTGCTAGACAGATGCATGAGGCTTATAAGGCAATTTGGCTTGAACAACCTAAAGAC